GCTGATTGCCTTTTGCCCGAGTTCATAGATTTGGTAGAGTGCTTCGTCTGTACGTTTAAGGTCCTCGATTTGCCGTTTAATACTTTCGGGCAGGAACGGGTTGTCTTTGTAGGTGGACTTTATTAACTTGCTTTCGTGGGGTGGTAACTCGTAAAGCCAAGACGAAGAGTCCGATGGGTTATAGTCAAAGATTAACTTTTCTTCCGTTCTCATGTTTAGTTGTTGGAAGTCTTCAAACCATAACTCGTTGGCTTCATTGCACCAACCTATGTCACGCTTACGACCTCTTATTTTCTGCTCATCATCCACGCTAAAGAACTCTACGATTGAACCGTTTGTAAAGCGGTAAATGTTCTCGCTCATATTGTGGTTCGCCTTTTCGTAAATGTCAAGGTCTTTAAGAATCTCAAAGAAGTCGCGCATCACCGTTGCCCTTAACGCTGGGAAGGTCTTTCGGACTATACTCACCACCTTGTTAGGGTTTTGAATGCAGTACACGATGACCATTTGACAAAGTGAGTACGTCTTGCTTGAACGTGACCCTCCCTCATTAACGATGAAACGCACCTCTCGATTAGTAAGTGCGTCCCAATTTCGTGCGAAGATATTAGTTGCCTGAATCTCCATTCACTATCCTAACTGTAACGGGTTGGTTCATCTTGTCGCCCCCGGTGGTAACGTCCGTCTTTTCGGTGAGGTTGTTTAGTCGTTGAGTTATTGACGGGTTATATTGTCCCACCATTCCACCTTCGATTTGGTCGTTGCGTATCTCACGTTTAATGCGCGAACAGATATCTACATAAGCGGAATATCTCCCCTCCCGATTTGAGAAGTATTGCTCAACTCCTTTCGACTGCGTCCCTTCGTAGTTCATAACGTAAACATCGAAACCCTCCATTGTTAGTGGGGGCATATGGAATTCTGACACTACTCCTTTCACGGTTGCCTTTTGTATTTCGCGCGGTTTTCTATTGGCTTTGTACGCTTCGAAGAGTTCGTACATTTGCTCTGGTGTTTCTATGTACTTAGATTTCATTTTCGTTCGTCTTTTTGTTGCTGTAATGGTCTAAAAATTCATCCTCTGTAATTTCCTCTAAACACAAAAGTCCTTCCGCGTCTGTCAGGTACAAAATCACGTGGTCGCCCCCATCTCGCAGGTGCTTGTCAAGTGCTACGGCAAAGGAAGTCATTTTGCTTCCTGTGTCCATTAGATAGTACTTAGCCATTGTTTAATTGTTCGAGTTTACGTTGCGCCCATTCAATACCTTCATCTCCACCCCAAGCTAACCACATAAGCCTTCCGCATCCGTCTCCGAGTTCTTTGTCCGAGTTTTGGCGGTGGCGTTCAAACCCTGCCATCCGTGAAATGGTGTCTTTGCTTATTGGTTCGCGGTTCGCTAATTGGTTCGCTCTTGCTTTACCTACGGGCGTTCCACATTCACCCCATCCGTTTTCCTCTGCCCATCTTAAGGCTATCTTTGCGTTTTCGGTTGCCGCTTGTGGGTAATCTGTATAACTATCTACAAAGGCTTGTTTATACTTTTCAAGTATGTTCATTCGTGTTTCCGACCAAGTAGATTCGCAAACTGCAAAACGCTGATCTACGTCAGGAAATGAATTCATACTTTCTTCGTCACTCATACAACGAGAAATGAAGTCGTCGTGGTTTTCGTTTGGTTTCGGCTTAGGCATCGGTTTCTCCAGTTAAGGCAATTAAATAACAAAGGTAAGATATCAAAGCCCATCCGCTGAACTGCATAGCGTGGTGTGCGTCGTTGTAAATCAAACAAAGTGCAGCTACAAACGTCAAACAAGCGACCAGGAACGCGAATATGTGGCTAAATCTCATTTTCTTTTACGTTTAGGTTTGACCTCTATACCTTCGTATGCTATTGTAGGTAGTTCGGTTGGTTCTTCCGTCTTTTCGACGACTTCCTCAAAGTATTTCCCCAAGTTTAACCCCCACTTTTTCGCGGTATCAATATCCTTCTCGGTCAACGCTTCAATTTTCTTCGTCACTCGGACGGTTCCAAGTGTATATTCAACGCTTACTCCCTTATATTGGTCTTTTATCTTTAACATATTTCTTAAATTTCGTCTTTATGTCGTTTATGTAAATCAGCGCACTCGACGGGTCAATGTTAAAATGGTCCGCTAAGTCGCGTTTTGTCGTTTTCCCCTTGTTAAAATAGACCTCAAAGATTATTTGGTCAACTCGGTTAAGAGTATTTACAAAGTCGCTTACATCTATTTTAAGTAGCATCTGTTCGCTTTGGTTATTCAAGTCGGAAATATCGAAGTCGAGGTCCACCGGGTTAATTCGTTCTTTTAGGTTCGTCTGCGAGTTGGTTCTTATGAGTTCAAGTAAGATAAAACCAAAGGCAAGACGTGGTATTTCGTCCTCGGTGATGCTGTCGGCTTTACCTACCACATACAAATAAGATGATGATACTAAACTTTCGGGTTCTATGTTCTTCTTCAACTGCGTAATTCGTCTTTTCGCAGCCAAGACAAGCGTCCCGTAGTTGTCGCTGTAGAATTTATCTATTACGACTTTCATACCAATCTAAAAAGTCCTTTGCGTAGATTCTGCGCTGAACTGACGAACACATACAATACTTGACTTCGCGCTCCGAGTATTTATTGTATACGTCTCTTACCCTTACAATGGTCACTTTGTTAACCTTGCCTGAGTTAAATTCGTCTTTCAGTTGCTCGAATAGGCTTACTTCCTGCGCATCCATCCCTCGTGAAGTAGTTGAAGACCGAAAACAATAAACGAAGAGACAACCGCCTTTTCAAACGACCAAGTAATGGCTAACGCGGACCAAAACGTGCAACATTGCCAACACTCCAACGAGCCAAAAACGTACTCAATTACTGGGTGTGGTTTAATTCTGCTGTAAATCCAATCGGCTACAAACTTGAAAGGCTCAAATTCTTGAATAAACCACCCTAAGGCTATTAAAAAAAGATATTCCATTTGCTTAGATTTTAACCAAATATACGATTATTTTTTAACCAACAAAAAAACCCCGAGTTATTAACTTTTTAACTTGTATAAATAAATGTGTTTTCCAAGTGTATCTATATAATTTGCTTTACCAACTTCAATTGCATTTTTTATTTCAATCGCAAAAGGCTTCAATTCTCCTTTATATTTTGTCCTTATTGTTTTATCGTGATATCTTTTACCATTGTACATTATTACTTTTCCTTTTGCTGTCATACCTGAATGCTTAAAATTACTTGCTTTGTAAATCGTTCCATCGTGCGAATAAGTAGTATCCGCATAACTTATGACTGTTTTTATTTTTGTGTTTTTTTTCAACCACCTCAAAGTATTACCAATGAAAAAACTTTCCGTGTTTTTTGGGGTGTTATCTATACAACATAATCGTTTTAATTCAATCAATTCAAATTCATTAGACGCATATTTTTTCCATACGTTAGCCATTGCTATTTTTCCGTAAATCATTGCTCCAATCATATTACCATCTGCATCAATTAATTTAAAACAAAAATCTGTGGTAAGACCATTAACATTTTTTGAATAGTGCCAAAACTCAATAAAATCTACTATTTCTTTTCGGCTGCATTGTAATACTTTAAAATCACGAACACTACCAATTGAAAAAAAATCTTTTTGTATTGTATTTAGGCTAAATAAACTTGTTTGCATATTTTTTAATTTTAAAACCCCAACTTATTCGTCAGGGTTCAAACGCTCAAAAGGCGGTAATTGGCAGATGTAACGGCAAATGTCGGTAATTCTTCGCCTATCTATTCTGTACTTTCTATGCATCTTGTCTATCTTCTTTCGCTTCATAACGTGAATCTATTAGTGCGTGTGCGATTCTTTCTACGGTGGTCGTGTTTAAGCCGCCTTCGTTGTTTAGTAGTTTCTTTACTTGGCTTGACTGAACTTTAGACCTTCTACAAAAAGACCTCATTGATTCAGTTTCCAAGCGCGACCCAATAGCCTCCCGAAGAAAGCCATTGAGCGCGGTTAGTTCAGCTATTCTCAAAACGGAAGTCCTGAAGAGTTAGCAATTTTTTCGCTGGTGTTCTGCGGTTCGGGTTTGAACGGCTCAGAAACTTTAAGAGACAAAAATTGTCCTTTGTCCGTGGTTTTTACCCAACCTGCGATGTCGTACTCTTGGTCGCCTACTTTGATTTTACCTTTGTAGTCCGGGTGATTGTCCGCCTTTTTGTTGTTAGGGAAAAGCGTTCCCGTGTTTGCTTTGTGTTCGTAACTCATAACTGTTTGTTTTTGATTTGCTCTTTAATTCGTTCTAAATATAAACATAAGTCCATTGCCTCTTCTTGTGCGTGTTGAATCCAATCTAAGGTCTCAAGGTCTGTTCGTTCTAAGTTAGTTCCGTATTTCTCTAGCCCCTTCTCGCTTCGGTCGGCTATTTGGTTTAGGACTTGGATAACTATTCTATCTGTTTTCATAATTTATTGATTAAGTCGTTGTAGTATTCTCTTGCGTGTAATAGCTTTTCTTTCACTTGTTCGATATTCGCATCGTTTAACTCTATTTGAAACGCTCTAACGCGCTTATTTTCGCTTATGTGGCTAAATTCGTGTTTCGCTCGGACTTCATTCTCGGTTTCTTCCGTTACGTCAATCTCAAATTTCTTCCACGAGGTACGTCTAATCTCATCCTGCACGATGTCTTCGGGAGTGTCGACTAAGCAATACACTACACGAGCCTTTGAACGTCCAGTGAGCCAACAATACCCGACCAACTGCCAAAAATAATCTTTGTTAGGAAGTTCATCTTCAAACCAAGGGAAGGTAGTGCCGTCCCAAGAGCATTTGATATCTATGATTTCGTCTTCAAGAATCAGGTCGGGTGTACCTTTTACAAAATCATTCTCAAAGTATTGTTCGTTTTTGAGCGCAAACGGCAAACTTAGGACTTGTGACGCCATTTCTATAGCTAAGTCTTCCTGAGTGTTACCCTTGTCCGTGTAACGGCTTGAGAACTCTTTTCTGATACCGAACTTTTCTTCTAACGCAAGTTCCTTTAAATACGTCTTTGCGGTTTGAGAAAGTATTTCTGTCTTTGACTTTGGGCTTGTCATCAACTTACCCAATGAACTACATCTGATTTTCATAGCAATAAAAGTGATTTAGTTTGTAGGTCAGTTAATTGAAAGCCTGACAAAGCCTTTTTAAATGCTTCGGGTGTTAGTTTACCTTCTTCGATTTGAGTAAGTCCGTTTTCAAAGCGTTCCTGCGTGATGGTTGGCTTCGTGTTTTTGACTGTTGCACTTGCACTATTCGCGTCATCGTCTTCGGCTTGTAGGCTTAACAATGACTGCAAAGTATAGCGTCTGTAATAAGTCACCGCAGAACCGACCTTTTGAGGGTCCTGAATGTCGGGTAGGCGCATACTTGAAACTACTTTGTCGCCAGTTTCGATGTCAATGATCAATGTACTAACTAAACCTTGTTCAATAGGTTGTATAAGTAGAAGACCGTGTTCTAAAAGCACAGGCTCAACCGTCTCAA